TTCTCAAGACCAAATTACCCGACCTCTACGTTGACGCTCTCAACAAGCAAGCAGATAAAGTCTTAAAGGACAAAAAATTAAGTAAGGAAAGAGATTGGAGCCACAATCTCGCAGGAAATGTAAAGAAAGAAATTAGCATAGATCATATGGCTATTAAGACTTTTCCAGAGTTTCTTGCAACCATATCACAAGAATACGCGAAAAATGTTCTTCCCGACTATCTCCCAGAAGGGACGAAAGTTTCATTTCGTGTGTGGGCAGTCAGCCAAGTAGCAGGTGATTTTAACCCGATGCATATTCACGATTCAAATTTATCGGGTGTATGTTTTCTCAAAGTTCCCCCCAACTATGAGGAAGAATATAAAAAAGAAGATCATCATCCTACGGCTGGCTGTCTAGAATTTTTAGGCTCCGTGCCCAATCATTTTGCCCGTCACAGTTTTCTTGTAAAACCGGAAGTGGGCGATTTTTACTTATTTCCTAGTTGGCTTACACATCAAGTCTATCCTTTCAGAAGTGAAGGAGAAAGACGCTCTATGGCCTTTAATGTGCATTTTTCTATGGAAAATCCACTTAAAGGTGTCAATGTCTGAGGAAACAAAGTATGACAAACGAGCAAAAAATATTCGCTACAGGTTTGACAGAGAAGGATTTAAAAAGGCTAGGTGGGAACAGCTAGAGCGCAAGGAAAAAGATTTTTGGCGCGGTAGTGTACAACAGTGGGATCAAGATAGGAGTACTAATGCAAAAAAGAGAGTTTAAAGATGCTATGTTAGAGATGGCAAATCATGTTTCACGGCGCATTCAAGAATGTTCGGATGACATTACGCTGAAATACAGAACAAGTGAAGGACAGGTTTTAGCAGGCACAGATTTAGACGGATCACGGACCGTGCTATATGTTGTTCTTCAAAAATTAATAAAGGAATTTGAACCTAGAAACGAAAAATACGAGAAAACAGAAAAGGACCTAAAGGAATTTTTCGGTGTTTCGTATAAGCGCAAAAAGAAGGAAAAAGAGCTAAGCTGAACACGTCAAGAAAGAAATGAGCAAAGCCGATTTAAAGAGAAAAGGACATAAGGGACGTAGAAAGGTCGGTTCGAAGAAGCGTAAGAACCGCCGCCGTCGTCGTTTAGGCCTTCGTATACGGCGGAAGCGTTAAGTAAGGCTAAGCTGAACACGTCAGACACTCCTCATCTTCATCATAATTTGTTACATATTTCTCTGGCGGTGAAACTGCTGTCTTATCATCGTTACATCTGCACTGGGTTTTTTCTAATTTTTCTACTTTATCTGTCAAGTACACAATGATACTTTGCATTTCTTCTACCGTCATCTTTTTCTCCTTTTGGTTTATTTTTGGGGTGAACTTTCCGTTATATACCTAAAGGGCCGTTGGGATCAAGATGTTTTATTTATGGGATAAATGTTCTCCTATGGCATAAATCATTATGGCAATGAGGGCCAATAGAATAATAATAACAACCAATCCTGTGAGTATAAGTATTTTCATTTCTTCTTTTTCCTTTTCTTTTCCCATCTCTCTAGGAACATCCAATTAATTCTTGGACCGTGATACCAAGCTTTACATTTTCGTCCCAACCAATCCCGTGTCCAATACCACTGTGAATAAAACGGCATAAAGTCCTCCCATCTTCTTTTCTTTTTTATTTTCTTCTTTTTATCGCGTTCTCTCTTTTGCCGAACGGATTCCTTGTAGCTCATATTTAGTAACTCCTGCTCCTTTTTCATACGATCATAGAAGTCCTCAACCAAGCGCAGCCATCTCCGCACTCATAGCTGCTGCTCTATTCGGTGTTTGTTTTGCCCATTTACTGTCGAGCATTTCTACCGCCGCCGTTTGATAGTCCGGTCCTTCTTCTAAAGCCTTGATCATGTTCTTAAATTTCGATACACCTGTTTCTCCTAGCTGAAATACCATCTCTATGATGATTTCTTTTGCAAGGCTATCTAGTATGCGGCAGTCCTTTAAAAGCCTCTCAGCGCCTTCTATGGCGTTTTTTAAATCGTCTTTTAGGATGTTCATGAGCATTTCTTCGGAATACTCCTTATCGTCCTCCCAGAAGTCCTCCACACATAAGTGCCCGACGCCCACGGTTCTCTTGCCTAGGGTATCGAGGTAGACCTTGTTTCTGTAGCCTTCGTGTTTCTTAACCGATTGTAGTAGTCTGTCCATGTTCATAATGTATCTAGCTCCTTTATCTGTAAGTTATAGCAATTTGCATGAACTTTAAAGTTGTTACTTTTGTCCACTTGCCCCTTTTTCATGTGTTTTGCCTTCTTGAAGAAAGCGTCACGGCCCATGCGCCCTAGTATCCACGCCTTACTCAGATCATTGAGTATGCGCACAAATATATATTCATCACACCCTTGATGAAGGCTTGTCTCCGCCACCGAGCAGTCATAATTATCTCGCGGTTTGGAAGAACAGCGTTTTGTTTTCACGTCAATATTTTTATTATTTTCTATCAAGTCGTAGTCATACGTGTTCTGCCATTCTGAATCCTTTAAATGTTGATGAGTAACATACTCTCCCACAATGCCCGCCAAGTTGCCCTGTCCTTTTGTTATGGAATTTTTTAGTCGTCCAATGTCCTGCGCTTTCGCCTTGCACTGTTCGATCATGTCTTTTGTTATGTCTATTTCAATCATTTATTTCCTTATAGTCCTTTGTTAAATATGTAATGGATTTTACCCATCCTGTTGGTATCGCGATATGACGACCGCCGTCCTGTTCCGCGTCGTATTTTGAGTAGTCTGCCATAATGACCGTTCTTGTTTTATCATGGAACACGAGCCATCCCATTGAATGACATACAGCGAGTGGTTCTTTTTGCACGTCGGTAACAGAATGCCACCCGGTTTGCCCGTCTTTGGCATCGTACCACGTGACAAGGACCATTGGATGTTTAATCATGGTCCTCTAGTTCTTCGTAGATTTCCATAACCCAATCTTTAAATTTACTCATTCTTTCTCCTATCTATTTTTTGCTTTTATTGTTTTTGCTTTTATTTCATTAAGCACGTCGATAATTCTATATCTAATTGCCCTTCCTTCGCGAAAATATGTGTACCCTATTCCTTTTTCACGATCTTTCCTTAACTTTGATAAAGATATGTTGAGTTCTTGCGACAGCTCACTTTCGCTTATGGAAGATAAGGACCCTTTTAAATTTTCTGTTTCCATCTTTCTCCTAGTTATTTTGTTCGTGTACAGCATTAGCGCCGATGTTATGAAAAATTTCTGATCGAAACTCCTCTACTTCTTTACGTAATTCTTTATCATTTACTTCTAATATTTCTACTAGTTTATTTGCTACGTAAAACAAATCTACTGTGTTATCTGGTAAGTTATCTTTCATATTAATCCTTTCTAGGTTAATTTACCCTTTCTGATATTCCAGTTATAGAGATCACGAATGTGATCATAATATTCTTTTTCTGATGAACGTTTTTCCAATTTATATGGATATTTTTTCACCTTCGCTAAAAACTTTTCTCTATCGAAATTTTCATTATTAAGAAAATCTCCGCACATAGCCACTTGGAAACTTCTTTGCTCACAAACAGTGCGAGGTCTATGGGTTACCATTAACAAGCTAAGATATTCCGCGTCTTTCCTAAACTGTTCTTTATTTTCAATTTTTAAGTCTCCAGCTCTAAATAGATTACTATAAACATCTTTATATGATCCATAAATTAAAATAATTAATGTCTTATGATGAAGTTTATATTTTCTGCATGTTTGAAAAATATTGTAGGGCATATTCATATAGGATTCTGGATTTTCTTTTTGTTCCTTTTTCGCCCAACGATTGCAAAAATCATTATTACTCCAATTTTCATTGTTAATATTTATATCGATCATTATCTTTTCTAGATCAATATGATCGGGTAACAGTTGATAAGTAATAGGATAGCCAAGGGCTTTACAAGCATAAAATCTGTGTTGCCCATTACCTAATTTAAAATTCTTATTAACTTGAATGGGTGTAATAAGACCAATCTTCTGTATTGATTTTTTCAATCCCTCCACGTGTCGAGGGTTAATTTCCCTATTACCTTCAATAAGAACAAATTTAGAGTAGTTACTTGTTTGATAGTAAACTCCTACCTGTTCGTCTTCTTTTTCTTTAAATCTAAATAGATTCATATCTTTCTCCTGTTGTTATTACGTTTCCAAATAGAAGGGTGTATACTCTCCCATGTGTGATCCCGCAATGTTAAAGTCGAAGTATTCGACTGCTTCCTCATAGGTCATATCATCACGAACTGTGAGAATTTCTAATATTGATTCTGTATCGTACACGACGCGTGTTCTTTCTCCGTCCCATATTGTTCCCATGATCGCGGCGTCAAATCCGTCTGCGAATAATATATCGGGTTCATCCTCGCCATAGAGATCCTCTATATCGTGTCTGTTCATAGGTTCTTAATACCATGATTTTGGAACACGGACAATGGACAAATTGTCTCATCAATTCCACCATTCTGGCTGACTTCTGCCTTTTTCCCATTTAGCAAAGTATTCTTTTTCGCCTTTATAGTAGTCGCGATAGGCACTTACATATAAAAGACGATTTAATTTGTATTCATCGGGCATACATTGAGGTGGTGTTGTCATATCACCGTCTGGTATATCAACTGCATAATTACTTTTTAAAATATTTTGTATAATTCTAAACGATTTATGTTTTTTCTTAAATCTATATTCATATTCATTATTAATCCATAATGCATTATCTAATGCCCATTTAAAATTAACTTTATTTTCTCCTACCCATTTAGTCATCGGATGATTAGGGTATGCAGATTTGTATAAAAAAGCTAATCCGCCTGTATGTCGTTGAACAGCAGTCGATAGCATTTGCGCTGATTCTAACAGCATTTTAGGTACGTGCTTATCGCACAGCATTTCTGCTGATCCTTCTGGTGTCTTGTCTAAAAAAAATATGTTCATTCTAATTCTCCTCCTTGATCAACGACATATTTTTCTACTGCCTCTGATATAATACCAAATGTATAGTCATCAAAACAATCACTATTTAGAATGACAGTTTCTCCTTGTGGGTTAGTAAGTTCTATTTTTACTTTTTCCCATATCCATCTATTAGTTTTCATATAATCCTTTCTAAGTGTTGAGCAGAAGGATTCTTTGACTACCTCCAACCTTTTCCCGACAAATCAACCATTTAAGAAGATAACGGTACTTCAGTACCACCTCTTAGAATCTCAGTCATTTGACCATACTTTCTAAGAAATGTGCCTTACAACTTTGTTATTGTTGTTCAGCCATACTCAGTTACCATGCATGATAACTATTTAATTGGGACTATATATATATTAATGGGAATGTCAAGGACAAAATCACTTTGTATAGAAGTTTTTTTTTCAAAATAAAAAAAAATATTTTTTTATTCTCAAATATGACGTAACCACGTAACTTTACACGTAACCAACTGATAAATAACAATAAATACGTTACTTTTACCACGTAACCAGACGTAACCAGACGTAACCTTAGTATAGGATATATCCCATCAAAATAGATAAGATTTTTGAGATGAATTTAATATATTATATTATATAGTTCAAAAATAAAAAACTATACAGAAGTGAAAAAATGTACTAAACTAAAAATATGCCTAAAATTAGAAACGGTGAGCTTACACCGAAGCAAAGAGCTTTTGTTGAGATATTTGTCAAAGAAAATGGAAGACTAACACAAACAGAATGTGCAAAACAAGCGGGGTATTCTGAAAAGTCCGCTGTGTCACAAGCCTGTAACCTAAGAAATCCCAAGTATTTTCCAAAGGTTGTTATAGCTATTGAAAATCTTCAGCGTGAGTATGCTGAAGCAAGTAAAATAGATTTTGTCAAACATGCAAGAGAACTGTCACGGTTGCGCGATACGGCTGTAACGAACGGACAAATGGGTCCCGCCGTAAATGCTGAATATCGTCGCGGTCAGCTTGCGGGGTTCTATGTTGATAGAAAAGAGGTTGTAACAGCTTCTCTTGATAATATGTCACGCCCAGAGTTAGAAGCTAAACTGAAAGAAATACGCGATCATAATGTTATTAATGGCGAATCTATTGGCGTAGAAATAAAAGAAATTAGCGAAATAAAAGATAACATAATAGAAGCAAAAATAAAGGAATAATAATTTTCTTATATTTTGTTAAATATTTATCTATATAATTAAAAGTAATAACTAAATAATACAAAATAAATAAAGCAATTAATATAGCAAAATAAATTCCCATTAATACCCCACCTTGTAGCCACTTACATAGTTCTTTGTTCCTTGACTTCTGCAAAGAGTAGAACAGTACCTTTGAAATTTGCCCATTTCTTTCTCTTTATTACAATAAAAACATTTTCTTTTGACTAATTCCTCTTCTGCTCGTGGTTTTTTGATTGATTTGTAATAATCTGGCATTTGAAAATCATCACTCATAATTTTCTCCCTCCATACCTTTCTTCATAGGATCATTAAGATATTTCATTGTTTTAACTGCTTCCTCTCCGTACATTATATCCCATTCTTTAAGGTATGCTTTTTCGTTTTTAGATATTCTCTTAAAATAATTCATAATATCTTTAGCTTCATCAAAAAATTCTTTTTTCTTCTCAAGCATATCCTCATAATCATCTCCCCAATCAAAATAATTCATTTTAATTTCAATATCATAACAATTACTCATACACGTCCTTTCTCTGCATTAATTCTTTTAATTTATTTTCCCACATAGTTCTATATACTATGTCATCTTGAATTGCATTAATAATTTTAATTAAATTATTGACGCGTCGCCAGAATAATTTTTCATTCATTTTATTCCTCCAATGCTTTCTCTAAATACATCATAGCATTTCTAATATTTACTTTTAATGCTTCTTTATTATCATTTCTTTTTTTCTCTTTCATAATCATTTTCTTAAAAGCACGACGAACATATAAATCTGACATTTCAGAAACAGGAATATCTTCGCCTTTACTTTTACTGTGATAATGTACTTCTTCGGTCATAACTTCCTTTCTATAATTTTGTACAGGACTTATCCGAATAACTCCGTCGCCTGTACTTGTCCCACATAATCTCATGTAAAGTAAAAGTCAACAATAAAATAATTTATTATTTATTTGACATTGGGATAACTCTCATGTATATAGGATAAATAGAAAGGATAATTTATGAAAATAGACATGTCTAATTTTTTAATTAAATTAAATGAAGTTCAATCAGAGGAAAGAAATAGAACAATTCCTATTGCTCAACTTAGCATTATGTATGAATTATATAAAAGTGAAACTCCTGTTCGTCTTTTGAATATCCAATACAAATATAATTTTGAAAGGTATATTCTTTCAAGAAATTGTATGATGTTATCTAACGATAAAATTAGAGATAAGGGAAAAATAAGACAGGGTAAAGGGTGGATTGTTAAAAACTCTATTAAAGGAGAATATGATAAACGCCTAAAAGAGGTTAAACTAACAAAAATTGGTAAAAAAATTGCAGAAAGGATATTTGATTAGAAATGAAAACAGGTAGACCTAAATTTTGGACTGATGAAAATATAGAAAGAGCAAAAAGATTATGGCATACTCACACCGCGAGAGAAGTGGGGCGAATGTTTGACAGATCGAAAAATTCTGTGCTTGGCGCATTATACCGCGACAAAGTTAAAAACGGATATACACCACCGCCAGATTCTAAGTACACAGGAAGAAAATATAATTATCCATCACGTAGGTATTGACATTTAATTATTCCCATGTTAATAGGATATAAAGAAAGGATTAAAAATGAAAGTAAAAGATTTATTAGACATTCAAGAAGTTTTAGAAAAAAGAAAAACACCTTGCGATATGCATAACACAGAATTAAATATGCACTTTTCAAAATCTAAAGATAGGCATATTAATATTTTAGATATGGATTTAATTCATTTAGTTAGATCATATTCAAAGTGTTTAGATACGGGAACAATAGGGG